CATTATCGTCCTCCTACAGACTTAGTTTTAACATTGTTTAAACTGCCATTCCTACTGCCACACCCGCGATACCATAGTCAACAAGCACGCGCATGTTCTCCACGCTCATGGGTAACGTATCTTCATGGGGGTGTACCTGCGATCGATGCTTGGACGTTGTAACGCTGAACTTGTCTGCGTTTTCGTACCACACACCATTCTCGTAGACAAACAACGGCCAGTGATACCCGTAGCTGTACACTACGTAACGGCTGTATGGTTGGTCGCGCTTTGTCATCCATTGTCCGAACAAGTTACTACCTTGAAAGGACTCTTTATTCTGGACACGAGGGCGTGCCATTACATTTGTTACTTTAGGACTTCTCATACGTTTCCTCTCTTTATCCCTAAATTCAGCGCCATCCTTCTGTCGCTGGTACCTGACCCTAGCCTTATCCCAATCTTCATAAAGAACTCGCATTCTGCTTCTCCTTCCATCGTTTGATTATGTTAGCCACAGTCACGTCACTCACACCCACTACCCTGCTGATGCGTTTGTAACCATACCCTCGGTTATGTCGGTCAAGCACTACCTCTTCCAACTCCGCACGGGTAGCGTAGTTACCCTTAGTCAGAGGTCTACCGTTGAATAGCTTGGTCGATTGCGGGTGACGTTTCTCCGTCGTATACATTGTCTCAGTCATGTTCATCCTCATAACTTGTTTCTGTAAAGTAAATGGGCTTATTCACGTAAAGGCCCAAAGATATAAACCTCCTCATAACTTGTTGCTGTCAATGTGCACAGTCTTACCGCAGTCAGGCTTGGCTTGCTTGTTGTCGTACACCGCCCACAACACGGGGCATGTCCACGTACCCCAGTCGTACACGTACCCATCGGTAAACACAATCACAGCTTGCGGGTTGATCTTGTGCTCGGTCATGTACTCGGACACACAATTCACATCGGTACCACCACCACCTGCTGGCTTGGTGCTTTGCACTAGGGTATCGGTTTCGGCATGGTCGTATGTCTCATCGGCACAGACCCGAGTGTCCCAATACAGTAGACGTATGCGCTCAGGTCGCACGTTGTCACACACTGCCTTGATCTCGGACAGGAACGTAGTCAACTCGCACTGACCGATAGACGCTGACGTATCGATAGCAATCACCAGCTCACCCACCTTCTCACTGATACCGCTGGGCATGTACACACCGGTAGACACAAAGCGGCGATTGGGTCGCGCCCATGTAGAAAAGTCCTTACCCGCACACGTTGTACTGATGAACTCACGCAACACATCACGCCAATCGATCTGCGGTTTGAGTAACTCCTCAAGGTCACGGGCACCACCACTGCCCAACTTACCGGCAACAAGTACACCCTGACGTATTGCTTCCTCGACCTCACGCTCAAGGTCACCCTTCTCCTCCTCGCTCAACTGCTCGGCACCGTCCCAGTCATGATCATCCATACCGTCACCGATCCCACTGCCATCATCACCCTCGGGGATAGAGTCGTATACCTGATGAAACACTTGGGCAGTATCCATGTCGCGGTACTGTGCATCGAGCAACCCAACCTTGGGCATCTTGATAAACCCCATACCCTCATCACCGTCAACCAACTGTATGTTGATAACATAGTCGCAGGCAACGTTGGCTACTTGTGGGTGCTTGTCATAAAGATGTTTCCACGTAGTCAAGTGCTGGTACATCTTGTGGTAACACTCGTGCAGTATCAGGAATCGCAACTCGGCATCGTTGAGTCCATCGACAAACGCTCGGCCATACATCTCGTCACGCCCATTGGTACACGCGGTTGGGACGGTATCATCTACCGTCCGGTCACCAATCATCAGCACGCTGGATAAACCCACGTACTTGTCATGCGCCATGATAGCCATGACAGCTTTTTGTAACCGCTGTTCGGCGGTCAACGTCTGGTTTAGAGCTAACATACCTCCTCCTTACTTGTCTGCTGTAAACAGATAGTTGTTGTCCATCGCCCACTTGGTGAACTTACTGTTCTGCATGACGATAGCTTGCTTGGCGTACTTCTTACCGCGTACACCGTTAGCGAACACACCCTGCGCTTCCTTGGATAGGCGCAACATGTACGTCATCCACTGGTCAACCCAGTCACGTTCGAGTGTCGATAACACCTTATACACAACCATCATCACAGCGCCCGCACTGGTAGGCACAAGTGCAGATTGGGGGTCGGACTTGATTGAATCGATTGATGGCAACTGATCGGCAAGTCTAGCGAACGCCATCATGTCACCCGCTGCTGACCCACCGATGGTGCCAATGAGTAAAGACGTTAGTGTCTTGTCATTGAACTGGTCGCGTACTTTCATCCAGTCACTGGCCGCTTCGAGTGATCGAGGTGTGACAAACGCCGTACGGGTAGACCGTGGGTGGAATATGTAGTCATTGTCCTCGGGATCTTGCACGTCGCGGAAGTCGGCAAACGCCTTGTCGTTGTTGCGGCACCACCCCAGCACTGTCGGGTCAACGTCGTTGTTGATACCCCACTCGATCCACTGCTCCCACGTCGGCTTGGTAGATTCGATCACCGTCAGGCGATTACAGGCATGTGCTGGTAACAAGTCACCGACACCCTCAGCACCGAGGTTAGTTGTGGCAAACACAATACTGTCAGGATGCAGGGTATAACTCCCGATCTTACGTTCGAGCATCATACGCAATAGCGCGAGCTTGACCGCTGGGTTGGACTTACCGAACTCATCAATCATCAGGATGATCGGCTTGTCATGGTGTGCACCCAACTCCTCATTGGTCAGGTATCGCACGAACCCACTGCCATCGTCCATGTGCATGATGTCAGGGATGGTGATATCACCAAGATCCTTGGTAGTGCAGTCGAAGTAACACGCGACGTGCTTGGGTAACTCTGCTGATAACATGTTTAACAGGGATGACTTACCCGTACCCATGTGACCCTGCACAAGTATGGTACGTTGATGACCACCGGCAATGATTGCTTGGGCGATCTCGTCTAGGTTTACCGCATACAGATTGGCTGATGTTGCCATGTTATGTCCTCCTTCATTGGACTGGTTGTTATCGTTAGTCGGTGGACTAACGTTGTTTTGGTTAACACGTTACTACTAAAAAATAACGATATGTCGGAAGCCGGCTTATGTTATTGGCGATTAGCACACCGTACATAAACACGTTACTGATAAACACTTGGGTAATGGGCACGAAATGTACCGGTGGCTTCGTAGAAGCTGATGTCACTACCGTTTATTCCTATGCACTCGGTTGTACCGCACGTACTCTCGCGTATCGACGTGCTTGAAATAGTGCATCGTCTCGCTCGAATACATATACATATAGTGCCACTTCGCTTCCTCACCCATCCCGTTACGGATGGCATCGTCGAACGCATCCTTGGGGTGCAACACCGCACGCCCATGTCTGTGCCACAACTGATCTTCTGCTGCGCTGTATCTCATCGCTCTAACTCCTTTCTGATTGCATACACTTCTACCCAATGCACTGCGCTCCCATCCTTGTCGTTGTAAACGCCTGACAATTCCGTCGTTCGCTCGGCAGTATCAATGAGGCAATCGAGCATTTTCAGCAGTGAGGATTTACCCACAGCCATGCTTTCTGTCTGCTCTCGCAGAGATTTTGTCCGGTCCATCTCAGTTCTCCCTACTAGTGTGTTTTACAAGTCTATGGTCGGTAGGCTGCTGATAACGTCTTCTACCACCGCTTTGGTTTCGGCACGGAGGTGCTTGTCCTCACGTAATGCCTCGGGTGACAATGGCATCCTACCCAGACCACGGAACTGTTCTTCGAGCTTGGTGCGTATCGCTTCCATCTGGGTATCGCCGGTCAGGTTGCACGCCTTGAGCATGTCGATCATATCGAGCACACCGTCGAACGTGCTAGTGGATAGCCGCTTCTGCTTGGGCTTGCCGTCCTTGCGCTTACCTACGTCGGTATCGTCCAGACTATTGTGCAGTCGTTCGAGATAGGTGCGGGTACGGTTGAACACATCACCCATTGCCTTAGTGATCTGCGCTTCGTAATGTTCCTGATATTGTGTTTTCAGGATGGCAGCTTGCTCGTTGCCCATGTCAACCCGAAAGTCACCGGCCTCGGGCACAGGTGAATACGTTACAGAGAAACGGAACTTACGCTCTAAGTCATACACTGACATATAGTCGGCATCGTTGAACAGTGTGCCCAGCTTGGCGCGAGACTGTATAATTTCCCAGTCGTACACATCAAGGAACGCTTGCACTAGTCGGTTGAACTCTTGCTCGAACGCAGACATCTGGTTTTGGTAATCAAAGAACATCGCAGTCGGTACCAAACGCTGACCGAGATCTGACCACGGCATTGTTAGCGCGTAGTGCTGGTTGCGCGCATTGGCAACGAAATCTTGCACCGCTCGCAACTCGGCACAGTCACCCAGTAATTTCTTACTGACATTCGCTGTACCAGACGCCGCGTTGTTCTGCATGGTGATCTGCGCTGATGCGCTCTTGTCTTTCTTGCGTCCCGTCCAGACTGACGCGCTAAACTCGACGATCATGGCGCTTGATTGTATCGATGGTGCCGACACGTTGGGTACTGCTGTTAACATGGTATCCATTGCTATATCTCCATAAGTTGTTTGTGTGATACCGTTAGTCGGTGGACTAACGCTGCGTGAAGTCGAGGCGAAGTGCCCCACTCACAAACACATTATCGCATAGATAGAGTATGATGTCAAGCGTTCGAACGTGGTGTAGTCTGGTGTAGTTTGATAAATGTTCTTGAATGTTCGGTCAATGTTCGGTTTGGAAATGGCGCAAGTTATTGATAAGTAAAGAATGTAGCGAATGTTCGGTAAAATGGGAGAAAAGGCTCCAGCTTCCCCTTCTCTTAAGAGCAGGAAGTTTTCAGTTATAAAGATGCTGAAAAGATGTTAGAGATAAAGGTAAACAAAATATAGTTAAGTATAATTTTATTTATAGAACATTATTAATAAATATATATATATAGGGCTTTTTGGCTGTAATACACTAGACCAGATTACACCAGACTACACCATATTACACCAAACATAATGTAGTAAAACGTAGTTGGGATTACCGAACATTCACGGAACATTATACGTTTTTACCGAACATTCAGGAACATTACCCTGCGTTAGTCGGTGGACTAACGATACGCGCCGTGCTACTACGGGAACTGGTATCAACCATAAAGAAATTAGCGTAAAGCGTGATGCGGCGCGCTACTACGGGAACTGGTATCAAATTTATTTGAGACAAAAAAAAGCCCCTCCGAAGAGGGGCCAGTTGGTTAGGCTTGCTGTATGTCTGCAAGATCTTTTAGGATGGCTTCAAGTTCAACCTTGATCATCCGTCGTCTCTCATCACCGAAGGACTCAGGCAGTTTATCATTTTTAGCCTTGACCCTATCGAAGGCCTTAGATAGTTCAGCCATCAATCTATCCAGCTCAGACTTTTTGGTGCTGGTAGCCTCACCCGCCTTGATCTTGGATTGCTTATCCATATAAGCCTGAACCGCCGCCTTGATCTTGCCCATCTTAGATGTGGCATAACCTTGATTGTTGGTTATTGCCTTGACGTGCTCAGGGTTAACTATGTTGGCCTTCCAACCGTCCTTGCCTTTCTTGCCAGCATAACTATCCTTTAAGGCTAACAGCTTACGTATATCCGCCGGTATCTGTTGGTAGCACGTTTCCCAATACTGATTCCAGATCTTGACGTGAGCTGATTTGGCAGAAATACCCTTTTTAAGTTTCCCGCTCTTTTCATAGGGGCTGGCTAGATGTTCAACCTTACCACCCGCCTTGATGTAGGCCATTGCAAACAGCTCCAAGGTATTGCGCGCCTTGAATCTCGCATGATCCGCAATATCAGCATTGCTGCAATAGGTTGCGATGTAACCGTTTAACTTTTCGTTTGATGCTAGTTTACTCATAGTCTTATAACTCCAGTTGTGTTAGTCCATGGACTAACGGTAGGCGGGGCTATCCGGTAGTGGTTTTCCCTCTCACCTGTAAACAAGTTAACACGAGACGGTAGATAGTCCAGCAATACCTAGGGTCGCGTGATGGTCTGGATCTGGCTGGCTGGCTGGCCGTTTTCTGACATGGCGACCCCTACCTACCCCCTATGCACCACTTCTCCTACAGGGACTCCAGCATTACTCTAGCATTACTAATCTACACGAATAATGACCGTTTTTTTGAGTTCAGACCCCCCACCCCCCTCATATAGGGAACACCCCCCGGTAGGAGTCCCAACTTCTAGTTGCAAAAAATTATTTTTGGTGTAGATTGGTGCCGTTAGATGTTAGTTAGTGCACATTTATGACAGTGACCGTAACGCCTGAAATTGGTATACCGCTATCTGATAACGTTCCATACATGGACCTACGTATTAGAGCGGAGGCTGCGTGCAATACCGCTATGCTTTTGTCGGAACATGGGCTGGACATTACACCAAACAAAGAAGACAAAGATGTAGCGGCTGGTTTAGCAGTAGATTACGCGGAGAACCCAGAGAAAACCTCTAAAACGCTATCAATTACCCGCGCTGCTAAGATGACCCCTGCGTCTTTGATCCTGACAAGTAATATATTGAAAGAGTTTGGTCAGTCCGTAGCTGAAAGTGCGACCCAGATACGACACCTAGTCACCAACAAGCTCCTACTTGAGTCAGAGAACCCAGACCCACGGGTAAGAATCCGTGCATTAGAGCTGTTGGGTAAGATATCAGACGTTAGTTTGTTTGCAGAGAAGTCAGAGGTGACGATTACGCACCAATCAACTGACGATTTACGGGCAAAACTGCGCCAAAAACTAGAAAAACTAGTAAATCCACCCGAAGAACTCAGTAGATCTGTAGTTTTAGATGGGGAAGTCATCGATATAGACGCCAAACTAGGGATAAAACCTAGAGAACCCAAAGAACCCAGCGAAAAGCCTCTACATCCGGGGTGGTTAGGCGCAGAAGAACCGGAGTATGACGATGAGTGAGGTCGCTTTTGACTTCACAGAAGAAGAAATCCAAGCCATGCTGGATAATCTTGACGAGTACACCCCCGACGAGGTGCTAGAGATAGACAAACTCGTTGGTGAGTTAGACACCCGTAAGAAAAACAAGTTAGCGTACGATGATTTAATAGAATTTTGTAAGGCGATGCAGTCGGACTACATCGTAGGTAAGCACCATCGCATTCTTGCAGATATGCTTATGGCAATCGAGCAAGGGGAAAAAGACCGTATCTGCGTAAACATCCCGCCCCGCCACGGAAAATCACAACTAGTGTCTATATTCTTCCCGGCGTGGTTCTTGGGGCGGAACCCTAATAAAAAGGTCATGATGGTGTCGCATACCACCGATTTGGCTGTGGATTTTGGTCGAAAAGTACGTAATTTGATCGCTGTAGACGCGTATAAATCGATCTTCCCTACCGTCAACCTAGCCTCAGATTCCAAGTCTG